ACCTTGTTTCATATAACCAGCTATGTTTTGTTGATGAACAAGATCAAGCATTTCTCGATTAAAATTACCATTAGCAATTGTATCTTCGGTAATTCCTACTGCTTTATAATCGTTATCATTAATATCATGCCCTCTTTGAGAGAGCCAATTTTTATTTTCTGCCATAGTAACCTCCTAACAGAAGAAATAATCTGAATCTTGTACGCCTTTAATATCTAGCGTACCGATTGTAGGCACAACGCCTGGATAGTCTCTTCCGAAAGGAATACTATCATAAAAGTTTTCTGTATCATAAATAGATACAAATTCATTACGAGTTTTATTCATAAGCGACTCAACATCACTAGCATGTGTACTAAACGAATCATGCACAGCACCGAAGTCGCCTTCCCAATTAGCTACAGTAAGAGCCATGTGAGATGCATCCATGCTATGTACAAAGTTAGGGCTAATGCCACACATAAAGCCACGCCTATCAGGGATATCTGTCTTTTCTCTAATGACATGCTTAAAGCGTATCTCACCATCAGGAGTATTAAACCCGTAGCAATCTACCTTTACTGGACGCGTACGATAGCACTCGTATATGACTGGAAAGCCTGAAGGGGTCACCCATTCAATGCCTTGCCCTCTGTCTGTGCCATAGTCTCTGGCCCAGTTAGTGATCTCTTGATCGGCTAACCGTTGTAAGTAACGCATAGTATCAAGCGGCCCTGGACAGACTTCCTGTATAGCTCTGATAACTTGATTGCTTAGCTCGTCACAGTCCCAAGTATTAATATTATACTCTTCAGTAAAACCAAACTGGTAACAATCACTGTACATAGACTCAGACATTTTCTTCTGTCCACAGCTATAGGCACGAGTCATAGCGCCACGCTTAGCAATACCTTTACGAATATGCTTCATAGGCATCTGGCGTTCTTCAAACCACTCAGGCATACGTTGAGTAAGTCGCTTAGCTACTTGTACGTAGAAGTCATTTTGAACTTCGGTAGGTACAAGACCAACTAGCTTACCTGTATTAGTGTCTTTAGACATAGCGCCTAAATGTTGCCAACCATTATTAGCACCATCAATGGGTATAGGTAGCTGAGTATAAAAGTCACCTTCAGCTTTAGAGTATTTATACCATTCAACACAACAAGCCAGAAAAGAAATAGGCTTTTCTGCTTCACTAGCAAAGATTTTCATTTCGCCTAGCTCTAGGATATCGTCAATGTTTTGTTGAGTCCACATTGCTCTATCTTCAAGTGTCATTTTGTCTACAGAAATAGTATCGAGTTCTTCTTGCTCAAGTACACTACGATAATCTGTAGTGACCCATTCAGGGATCTCGTCAATACTATAAGACTGGTTGTAAGAACAAGCTGTATGAACACCAAGCCAGAAGCTAGCAGTGCTATCAAATAGTTTACCTTTAGCAAATAACAACTGGCCTCTTGCAATATCAGAGCCTTGAAAGTTAAAGAAAGATTCTGAATAATACAATCGACCACGATAATCTGCGTCTAGATAAAAGCTAAACTCTTTGTGCAGCCACTTCGCTGCGATAGCCATTACTTCTTTTACTTCTCTGTTCTTAGAGGCTTGACGCTGATATAGCTTTTCATTCTCTTTTTCATCTTCACCAGTAAATTCTTCATTCTTAATGAATGAATCCCATTGTTCCATGATCGCTTCATGCACATCAGGATTTACTAGCCAACGAGTTGATTGAAGCTTATCAATGGCCTTAACAAACGGTGCGTCTTTATGTTGAATAAATCGATATTCTTTAGACTTATCCCAAGTTTTAATTACGCTTCTTCCGTTAGATTGTATGAGCCTCGTAATTGGTTCAATAATTTCTTCGCTAATACAAACAGTTCTACCTGCAATAGCATCCATTTCACCCCATTTATCAGTGGCATGGATAGTTACTGGCTTACGGCTTTTCATGTGACCTACTTGTATAGTGAGATAACCACACATAACGAAACCTTCGATAACAAGATCACCAACTCGAACATGATCTCTAAAGTTTACATTATTACTATCCCAACCTTCAACAATATATTTACCTATTGCCATTGAAGCTTGTGTAATAGCAGTTTCACCTTCAGTTTTACTACGCTTAAAACAGCGTTGTATTGTTTTTCTTGCGTATGTAATCATATCTTCAATTAAGAAGTCAAGCATATCAACACCATCAGTGTCAATCATACGCATTAGCTGTAAGTTACGTCTTGGCTTGACACCTAAGTCTTCACCACGAATTTTATTCAGGAGATAGTCCTTCACATCTTCCATCTGTTTCTCTTTTCCAAACATCTACGCCCCAAGTAGGGGCAGGTGGGTTGTTAAGTGTATACGTGTCACACGTTAACGGATCATAATTGGATTTAATTCCGACTAAAATCTCATAGTTTTCGACAGGAAACATTTGTCGAACTTCGTCTAGCTGCTCAGGCTCACATTGAACCCAAGCAACAAGGTTAGGTATTTCATTATCTAATCTGTAATGGATTTGCATAATCGTATCATGCCTTTCTCTTTAAGGAGTGTATATGCCTCCATGTATCGGTCATCTGCTTGTTCAATGACAACTTCGCTGATCCCAGACTGCAGGATAAGCTTAGTACATTCCATACAAGGCGCGAGCGTAGTGTAGAGTACGGCATCAGATCCGTTGCCTCCAGTACGAGCCAGCTTGCAGATAGCATTAGCTTCAGCGTGTATAACTGTAGGTAAAGTAACCCCAGTATGAGAGTGCTTACAATCATTAGGAAAGCCCGAAGGAGTTCCATTCCAACCCATCGAAATAATATTTCCATCTTTAACAAGTAATGCTCCAACTTTAGTGTCACTATCATAAGACATTTGGCTAACTCGTTTAGCAATATCCATATATAGGTCATCATATCTAGCTTGTTTCTGTGTCATTAGGTTTCTCCACGGCAGCAATGGCCTCAGACATTGGTCTGATTTTACCACCACCTTTTGAATCTGTATTTTGTATCTTAATTGCCTTGCGGCGAATAGATTTCTTGTAATTCATTTTGAAGTCCTTCAATTTTATTAGCACGCATTATTGCTTGACTACGGTATTTATTACGCTCCGTAGTAAGCTTTGCATTAGCTTCTTTAACCAATGCAAGCTCTTGTTGTAGTAAACCTATTTGATTATATAAGGCTGTTTCACTCATCACATCACCTCAAAATCGATAGCAGTTTCATCGTGATACTTTAATCTAGTTGTATCATGGTCATACTTGGCATGTCCAGAGGGGCCAGTTTTACCTGTAAACCTACTCTTAAGCACGATGAAATTAATTGTGTTTCTAATTTCTTCATCTTCGTTAGCCATGTCTCTAGCAAATCCGATGATATCAAATGATATTTGCTTGATTGAACCACTACCCTTGATGTCATCCATGCTAGGCAGTTTGCCTTGCTCGAAGGTCGAACCGCCCCCTTGAACTTTACGCAAGTGAGAGATAACTCCAAGCCATATATTATGCTTTTTAGTAAGCTTAAGAAGGTCTGACATAACTTTATCGATAGCTTCGTTACCAGTGTAACCCTCTGCTCCTTCTGATACCGCGATTGTAATATGGTCAAGAATAAGGTACTTGCACCCCATAAGAGCCATATACTCAATCTTATCAATGAGAGACTCATCACCAACAGAACCTTGATGATCGAGTAGTACAAGCTGTTCTGTTCCGAATACTGCACGAGATGCTTCCTCCTGTTCTTCAAGAGACACATCGTACTCTTGTAGATTACGTTCGAGTTTCATTTGAATAAACTTTTCTGCTGTATCACCAACAGACTCTTCAAGTGAAATCATACCGATTTTATCCGCTGTTTTATCGAGAAGGTCTAACACAATCTCTTTAATAACAGTTGATTTACCGCTACCAGTGCCAGAAGTAAACAAAGTAATCTCACCGAAGCGCATACCTTTAGTCTTATCGTTAATGCCTGTTAGACAAGCAGGATAAGCAACAGACTCAGTAGAACGTCTTGCAAGGTACTGTTCCCATACAGGGTCATGGCCTACAACAATACCAGCAGGACTAAATGGTTGTGCATCCCATATAGCACGCATAACACCTTGATAGCCTGATGCTTTGTAAAGTTCACAAGGATCTTTAGCTGTTGTTGTAGCAATTTTAACTTTATCAATACCGATAATGTTAGCGGATTCTTTTATATCCTTCTTTCCTGCTGCATCATTGTCAAAGAACAATACGACTTCTTCGAATGATCTAATCCACTCTCTTACTTGCAACAAGCTTTTGAGGTTACTAGCTGAGGCAATACTGATCGCAGGATA